AATTGGAATACGCCTCTTAGACACGCCTATGTTGCGATCAAAGGTTCTGTGAGCCCAAATAGGATCTCCACACCAATCACCAAGGGTCTTTCGTATAACTGGGGCGAAATCACCGTTTACAACAACCCAGACTGATTTGCAGCCAGCCCAAGCACATTCGGCTACTGCTGCCTCTATTAAATTGTAGCCGGGACCTATCGGCATCATACAATCGGGCCATGGCTGATTAAAATCAAAACTTTCATGACCAGCAACAGGAACTATCCCGACGAGGTTTCTTCCCTCTTCCGCAGTTTCTCTAATGTCTTCCATGGATCACCTTCCTCTTGTTTCATTTCATAAATTTCTTTAAATGTATGTTTGGTCTCGCACTTTTGAGACACAACCCTTCGATAGAACTCCAGTTTTGGTCGTTTGTAGTATCTTGTCTCTTTCCGTGTCCAAGCGTACTTTCCATTTACACCCGCAGATTTGAGCATACGCAGCATTTTAAGCATGGCTATGCCTTGACCCCAATCCGGACTTAGAAGCTCTTTTTGGGTCATTCTTGAGGACGCCACAATGTCTCTGGAGCGATTATTGTCGGTTCTCGGAGAATGATAAAAGTTTATCTGGTGTATAAAGTCCTCTTCTTTATCCTCGATGATGTTAACGTCCGTCCAAGACATTTCTCTAACGTCAAAGAAGTCGTAGACATCATACTGATCAATTAATTTATCAAAGTAGATTACTTCATCTACTTCGAGTTTTACTTTGCGATTACCCTTTGTTATGATCTCGACTAATCCGTCGGTTTCACGAAAGTTAGACACGTTGTTTGGGCAAATAAGCAAGGAAGTAACGGATAAAGCAAAGGTTAGGTTGTTGTAAAATTGTTTTGGGTTCTCTGCATTCATAAAAGAAAAGTCGTGCGCTACCAGTTTGGGATCATGACGAAAGACGTATTGTGGATCTTTCACAACTATCTTTGTTTGGGTTCTCCAAGCATAGAGGAGAGACTCAATCGATTGCCCAATGATGAGCTCTGGTAAAGAGTTGATCACGATGGTTTCGGAACATCTTCTCTTTTGTCGTAACCAACAGCATCGTCATCCCAAGCATTAACGCCCTTCTCGAACCATTGTGGTTGTTTTTGTTCAGGTGGCTCTTCAGCACTATCCTCTTTGCGGAACTGTTGGTAGAGTTCGTTACTGGCTTCACGCATCTCTGCTCTCATGATACCACGACCGTCAGTGGACATCCACCAATCATTCATAGTTCCAAAAAGACCCGATGGAATACCAGCTCCTCCGGCGTACTTGTTTCCAGTATCAGATGCTTGAGCCATTTGTTTGTCGAAGAAGGAATCCAAGTAATCTTCCCAAAAATGCTTTTCATAAATTATGTTCTTGTCTTCCTCGGGAAGTTTCGCGAAGTCCTCTGAGGTTATTTCCGAATAGCCTTTGCCCTCGAAGCTAATAGACTCAATTGCATCTTCCAAGTCCATGTAGTAAGAAATTACTTGATACCGGACAAGCAGTTGTGCTGCTTCAAGACCAAAAAGTTGATACCACCAATAAAGAACACCGTTGGATAACAATGCCTTTACTTTGCTTAATGAAGTCGAGTAACCTCGTGGATCTGTATCTGGAAGGTCTTCGTCAGTAAGAGCTTCAATTTGAGAGCCAAATCTGCTGGAGATGAAACGTCTCAGCGCATCTTGGTGAGACGGACTAGAACCAGTGAAGGTTTCTAGGAAAATGTCTAGACTGCCCGGCTTTACACCCAAAAGATTGTAGAGACCATCTTTGGCTTCTACCAATGTGCGGTTTGTTTCTAAAATTTTAAATCTAAGCTTCATTTCCTAAACCTCTCAAAAACTCTTCAGGAATCATTTTAAATAGTTCATTTCCAACCTTGACGTCGTATCCCCAGAAATTATTGGGATATCCCTTGTGTTGTTCCCAGTTGTGATTAAACATTAATCTAGGCCCTGCTACGATGATTCCAAGACCATCAATCATGTCTCCCATGAAATCATCTCGGAACATAACAAGATCTCCTGCTTCAAATTTGGGATCATCTGAGATCACGATAGGCACCTACTGTGAATGGCCAAATGTCTTCTGCGATTTCCAGACAGGCTTTTGCTAGTTGAACTATTTCCCATTGGGCACCCTCATGAATTCTTAAATGTATAAACTTAAGTAGGTTGTTTAGATTAGTTGTGCCGTAATAACGAGTGTATAGGTTTTGCGGAAGAACGCCTCTTGCTTGCTCTCGACAAACTCCTTTGTCAATTAAGTGATTAAATAGATCTAAAGAGTGCTTATGAAAAGCAACAATCGCATCAGAAGACTTGATGTAAGTATCTGCAAACCTAGGTGTGATTGTAGGGTTTATTAGCTCATTTTTTGATGCCTGTCTATTGCTTTCATGCTGAGTCCTAAAGCTTTGCGGCTCATAGAACTTAAGATCAACATCAGTGTATCTTCGAGAGATCTCATTGTAAGACCATGTTCTGTGTCTCATGTGTTGTGCTCTAACATAGAGTGGGACTTCAAACATCAAAGTTATAACGTTATGTTCTAATGTAGAAGTGTGTTTGTGAGAAATTAAGTACTTAATGAGTTTTTTATCTCTCTCCGTCAAGTCCGTTCCTCCACCGTCACGACCAAAAGACACTCGTGCAGAGTTAACTACGGTCCTGTCGGAACCAACATAGTCAACCAATGATACACGGCCAATACCGTCGCCGTATAGTTCAATTGTTTTCATCTATTCTCCAATTTTATCGTGAATAACTGTCTAGATCTGCTAGGATTTTATCGATGGCTGCATCGGACATTCCCGGCTCTGGTTCTCCATAGAGAGGGATGAGGATCTTGTTTCCTTTTGGAATTGTTCCTGCTGCTCCGCCCGGAACATAAGAGAAGTTATCATCAACATCTTCTAATTCATCTGATCCCATAACTTTGGATGTTGGAGATGAATACTCGTCTGATTGATACCCTCTTTCTTCACCGTAGTTTATTTCGTACATTTGGTACTCCATAGCTTCTTCTCCGGCGATCATTCCTTCTTCATCTTGCTGAAGCTCTCCTGCTTCGCCGCGAGATGGCGTAAAACTCTTCTTACCATACACAAAACCCCATTGACCGAATGCTCGGTTTAGTTCGTCCATGTCTTCTAATTTTGGATTTAAGATGATGACGGACTTCTCAGAGTGACCTCCAAAAATTCCTCCAATTCTTATAAATTCATAATTGAGAGCCTTGAGAGCCCCTTCAAGGTCTTGCTGAAGCTTATCGTTTACGGATGGAGCGACAGATTGAGCCATTGGGTTTTGACCAGACATGATCGCAACGGACTTAACAGATTCATCTTGACCTCTTAGGATCGACATGATTCTTTCTTTTTTGCCCTCTTCGAGAACCTCTAAGATGATACCTCTTAGTGTTTTAGTTGTTAGTCTCATCATCTATTCTCCCATAAACGTAATTTTCTTTAACCACGTAAATAGTTTGGTTTTCCGCTTTTATTTCCTGAACTGTGGATCTTTCGACTACAACCTTATCTCCAAGGGATAGGTCTATTGTGCAATCATCAGATAGTCCAATAATGTCTCCAACTAGATACGGGCTTTGAGGTGGTCTGTATTCCTCAGGCATTACGATTAGTTGCTCTTTCGGTTCAGTTTCTTTTTCAATTGGTATGATCCAAATGTGTTTGTTAAATGGTTCAAAGTGCATAATGTCTCCATAATAAAATAACGTGCTATACAATATAGTATAACACGTTAGGTTGGGTTTGTCAAGTAAATTGTTTACTTTTCTTCGTGATTTTTCTTGGCTTCTTGAACTAATGTGCGAACATCGCGAAGTTCTTTTGATGCTTCCATCAAAGCCTTGCGTGCTCGAGGTGCTGCAGACTTATATCCATAAGAACCTGCTTCTACCTTGTCAAGGTCATCCATTACTTCTTTTAAATTGCGAATGATGTTTTCCAATTCTTCTCTCATAAATTTCTCCCATTAAAAGATTTCACAAGCTCCACCGCCACAAGCGATTTCACCAGACAGATCTGTTTCATCTGTTGTCTCTATAACTAGATCTAAATTCACATTTTTCAGCAATGAGAGCATCTTTTCATAAGTTTCCTTATCGCAATCCTCGAATGGTGCTTGAACATAAGTCCCTCCGTCATGAGGTAAAACAGATAGTCCATTGTAAACTCTACGGTTTGCCCACATCCATTTCCCAGTGTTTTCCCACTCTCCATCTTTGATGGTGATTGTAGCAGAAACATTGTGAGTATTGTTGCCTTTTTTGTGACCCGGCTTTATCCACTCATTAGAGACTTTCTTTATTCTCTCGAGTAAATCAATGGCGTTTTCGTGGCGTGTTATTGCCCCTTCAGGAGCCTTTTGAGGCACAGATAAGATAGCAGTATCGTGTGGACGGAAGCGGCAGTCCTCGATCAATTCAGGGAGGTTAGCAACCAAGTATGAGTAGATCGATTCATTTTTACCAACTCTTAGGCGCCTGATGTAGTAATCATTGTGCCATGCGTGAATTCCGCTTGACGTGCCAAGGGTAAGTGAAGTTGTGCCTGCTGGTTTTACACATGTTTGCCTTGCAGCCGTCCTTATACCGATTGCATCAGCTACTCTTTTATTCTCTCTCGAGACCTCAAGGGAGGCTTCAGTCATATTTAGTTCCAAAACTGCTCCAGATGCAATACCGGTCATAGAAACGCCAATAAGGGCGTCCTTCTCTGTCGTCCGGCGCCAGACAGGTCTGAGGTAATGAAAGTCGGTGTAAGACGCCTGAAGGGTTCCTATGAAGCTTGCAGCTTGAGATCTTTCATTAAGATCTGCTTGATCTGCAACATCAGAGACGTTTATCTCGACCAAATTGCAGAACTGGAAAGGTCGGAGACCAATCTCGCAACACGGGTTGCAACCCCAATCTTTATCGTTTGAAAAGTAAAATCCGGGCTCTCCTGAACGTGATTCCTCGACACGCTTCCATAAATTCATGAAAGTTGCCTCATCTATACGGTGGCGCATTACAACTACGGAATTGTTGGCTCGTCCTCGTTGGGGATTGAGTTCCCACCATGACCCTGTTTTTGCGGCGAGCATTTGTTCGTCGTCAGCAGAGAATAAAGAGATAAGAGCAGCGCGACGAATACCCCCAGCCAAAACTGCATCCGCAATGTGGCAGATGATATCATGCACCTCAATAGAAGTGAGTTTGTCACCATTTTCTTTAGCATCTAAAATTCCTTCTACTTTTACCAAGCACTCTCTTAACGGTCTTGGGCCGGGCGCTTTTCCGCCGGATGTAACTAGTCTTGCACCCTTTGGTCGGATGTCTGAGTAGTCAAATCGTAACTTAGATGTTCCTTTAAAGTAAGACATAACAAGTGACTTTACTGCGTCTGACCATCCTTCGATTGAATCTCCAATTAAAAACCTTCGGGTCCTTTTCGATGACGGTCTGTGGATTTCAGGGAGTTTTTCAACGTGGTGATGTTGAACAGAATAGCCGACCCCCGTTCCGCCGAGAAGAAGAAACATTATCTCCCCAAAGATGCGTGGATCGTCTGCTGGAGCATAAGCACAATTAAAGATCCTGTTGGGAGAAACCTCAATTGGTTTACCTCCAAACTGCATTGATCTCATCGATGGAAGTACCTTTCTGTCGTAGACAAATTTATAGTTCTCTCTAATCTCCTGCTCTAACTCTGGGAACTTGCTAATGTGCATGTTCATGTTGCGAGTAACTAACTCATTCCAATTCTCTCTTCGATTATTGTCTTCGAGATATCGGGCATACTTCATGTGGACAGTTATATCCGACAAGATCTTCTTTTCTAAATCCATTCCTGTGCTCCTACTTTGATTTGATTTGTGTGGTATATTTTTCTTGAAGCATTGTGAATGCTTCGGTTGTTGACTGCATCTTCTCGGCAGCCTCGTCCCTGTCTAGGATTTGAATGGTAACATCAGACCAATCGACGTGGGCATCAAAAACAAGACCATCTGGTCCGTTTCTATTTTTCGCAACAAAGATACGACCCTTGTTTGCTTGCTTGTCTTGTACTGTTCTCGATAATGAGAAGATGAAGTCTGCGACAAAACATTTGTTAAATGCTTCTGAGATTGACTCCATTGTGATGACTTCTGCATTAAGTCCTCCACGATTAGTCTGTGAAGCTGTCCACACTGGAATTTCATAGGTTTGAGCGAGACCGCGCAAGCCCTCATAAGTTTCTTCCAATTCGTGTCGCTTTTCACCAGTACTCCGTGGTGGTCGTAATAAGTCAGCATAATCCACCAGAACAAGGTCTGGCTCAATTCCTCTCTTTCTCAATTTCTCAATGTGATTTTTGAGAGTTGATACGGAGGCAGATTTGGTTGGATACTCTTTAATTATTAGAGTTCCATCTAAATTTTTCACTTTATCAACAATTTCTTTTTGTCTTTGGTGGTGCTCTTGGAGTGGGACATCAGTTATGCAACAGTCAAACCGTTGACCAACAACCGTATCTTTAAGCTCCAAAGTATAGTAAACAACTGTCTTTCCAGCCAATAATGCCTGTGTGGCTAGATGGACCAATACCATCGACTTTCCTGCTCCTGTGGGAGCTACAACGACACCTAGTTCGGATTTTCCAAGACCACCTTTTACAATCTCATCCATTCGAGGCCAACCAGTCGAAGTTGGATCCCGAGAAATGAACTCAAATCTTTTTAATAAATCTTTTCTAAAATCATGACCAAAGTTGTTATCAGTACCAAGCACGAGAGCGTCCTTGATCAACTTCTCTATTTCTTCGAAAGACGATGATTTAAGTAATTTTGCCGACTTTATCATTGCACCTTTGAGAACTTGCTTACGACAGAAGTCAATCGACTTATCTTTTATGTACTCAGCTTCTTCAACGCCGTCAGAAGTATGTATTCGGGCATAATACTCCCTTACAGCATGTGCAGTTGCTTTATCATGATGATTCAGCTCTGTTCTCAATAGAGACATCATCACCTCAGAATTAGGGTGAGTATTGTATCGATCTCGATAGTCAATCAATGTTTGTGAGAAAATCTGTAGATATTTCTTCTCAAAGAAGTTAACATCCAAGACCTCAGTGATTTGGTCAAAGAACGGTCTGTCCTCTAACATTAATTGGCATAATTTTTCCTGAAAGTTCTTTCCGAAGCGGAAAAAGGTCTCGCTTGTTGATAATTCATTCATTTGTCCTCCGAATTTTTGTGTATGCTTAAATATAACCTATCTTGACGCAGTTGTCAAGTATTTTCATCTTTTTATTTTACGAAAAATCTGCAATAGGTCTGTGAAGTTGAGATGGCCGGCATCATCGGCAAACAACATTTGTGTGAACTTGATTTTATCAAAGTAAGGCTCAAAGTCCCTCACAGCATTATTAATCAATTCTCTGTTCAGTGGGCGGATGTTCGGATGGTACAGTTGCATGATCCGATAGTTGCTTTTAATAAGTTCCTCGGAACTTTTAACGTTTTCGTGGATCTTTAGCTTTTTTGGTACCATCAAACACTCTCGCACAATGTCTGCGACTTCATACTCATCCTCTCTACCTAAGAAAGAGAATCGTTTTGCAATAGTCTTAAGCCCAGCGCCTTTAACGCCCGGCAAATTGTCCGATGCATCACCAGCCATCGCTCGAGCAAGGGCAAAGTTGTTGGGGTGGATCTTAAATTCCTCGATGATTGTCTCATGGGTTACAATTTTCTTCTGAATTGGTCGGTAGATTTGAACATCTGGTCGACATAACTGAAAGAAGTCCTTGTCTGATGAGATAATCGTCTTTTTCCAACCTTCATAACGAGGATTATTGATAACGTGTGCGATAATGTCGTCTGCTTCTGTAAAGTCAGCGATAAGCTGGATTACAGGCATTTGATTGAGGTATTCCATCAAGCGAACTTGTTGGTGACCTTTGTTGGCTAATTCTTGATTTTCGGGCAACGCAATCATTCTACGATTAAATCTCACCGGTTTTCGTCCAGCCTTGTAGTCCTTGTTCATGGAACGCTTTCTCTGAGAGCCTTCATGGCCATCCCAAGCGACTATGATCTCGTCAGCGTTAAAGTCCCTAGAGACCTTCTGAAGGCTCTTTAAAAAGCCTATGGTGCCTCCTACAGGCCACCCTCTTTTATCTATATGTGGGCTCACCACATAGCTGCGCAGAAACATGTTCAGCGCGTCAATTATTATTACATTTTTCATTTGTCCTCCGTGATTATTTTATCAATTATTTTAATTGTTTGTTCTGGACCTGTTGTTGTGAATCCCAGATCTCCTGCTAATTCATAAGCTTC